CAATCCGAACGACGTAGCGAGGGCTCTGTTGGATCATCGCGATGTAACGAGAACGGCAACAGTCACAGTCACAGTCACAGTCGACGCCGATACGGACTGGGCGGCCAAGATAGACGAGACCGGGGGTGAACCGGTCGAAGGATGTTGCGGCATGATCGACTTCAACGAGTTCGACTGGGGTCGCTTGATTGCGATCATACCGAGGAGATCAAACCATGAACAGGCGTAGCCTACTAAAACGAATCATCGCCGCGCCGCTGGCCCTGCTGTTCGGGTCGAAGGCCGTGGCGACGAGTGAGCCGCCGCACAAGCTCAAGCCAAGAACCTGGTTTGTGTGTCACGTTTACGGAAAAGTCGAAAACGACGGTCTTGGCAGCGAGACGCCCACGACGTTCGACGAGGCGATGAAGCGGAGCGGGAGGAATGATACGTGTTCGTGGCGCGTGATCCTCAAAGGAGAAACCTAACCCCTCATGGGTCGGCGCGGAATATCCCGCGTCGCTGACAACTAGAACGCTGACGTCGGCGTAGTACCCCGGCGAGTAGGCTAAAGACTACGTGGCACTTTAGGGCCGCGCGGGACAACCGCGTCGGCCCTTTTTTATTGCGCTATAACGAATAGGAGAAATCAAATGGCTTCTGCTTTACGACGTTTCAACTTCGCGCTCCGTATGACCGCCGAGTTGTTCCACAACCTGGACGATGCGAATGTGCTTGTCCCCGCGCCGATCGGACTCGACTGGGAGCCGGTAACCCCATTGACAAGCGGGACCACCGCAAACAAGCTCGATTTAGAGTTGCAGAACCGCGACAAGGCACTGACCAGCGCAGCTACCGACGATTACAATCTGTTTGACGGGTCGACGTTTGACGGTACGGCAACGAACTTCGACATGCTCGGCAACGCCGCGGGTTTTACCGAGGTAGTGGCTGTGCTTGCCCACAATCAGTCGACGTCGGCAGGCAACATGGTTATCGGCGGCCAGGGCGATTCAACGGCCTGGACTGGACCCTTCGGCGGAAAGCTGAGCACCGATATCCAAATCATCCACCCGGGCGGAATCTATTCTATCTTCGCCCCGGACGATCCAGCTTACGCCGTAGCGAACACCACCAACCACATATTCCAGGTGTTGGCATCGGGCGGGGACATCACGTACGACCTGGTGTTCTTTGGCCGGAGTGCATAGGCGAGACGATGACCAGAGGACGCAAACCACAGTCGGCACGGCAGAAGAAGCTGGCGGGCAACCCAGGCAAGCGACCGCTGAATGTGCGCGAGCCGGAACCGGAGCGTGGGCTGCCGGAACCGCCGAAGAGTATGTCGCCCCGGGTTGTCGAAGTCTACCAAATGCTGGGCGGGCTGCTCGACGGCATGGGCGTGATGACACTGGCCGACGGCGTGGCGCTACAGGTCGCGGCCTACTCGTACGTGCAATGGGAGCGTACAGCGCAGTGGATGACGGCGAGTTTGTCGCAGGAGATCATCGGAGACATCCAGGCAACACCGAAGGAACGGGCCGAGTGGGTAAGGTCGCCGATGGCCGTAGCCCACAAACACAATATAAAGGCGCTACGAGATAGCCTGACTGAGCTTGGCTTGAACCCGACGGCCCGGACGCGGTTGATGACGACTGGGCCGGATGACAAAGAGTCTCGGGAGGAAATGCAACTGCGACCTTATCGGGAGGATGTAGGATGATGAACTACCTCAATGGCGGCGCACGGCCCGCGAGTGTGCGTGATGCGAAACGGATTTCTGATACGCGGTGCAGGATGCAGGGCGGGGTGTCCGTCGTCGCTTGCGGCCCTTATACGTGGCGACGCCGCGACGGGGAGCCCGCGGCTTTGTGTGGCGATTCAAACTCGGCACGGGATGCGCAGCGGCTGCTTCAGGCGGGACGGTGGGCAGGAGAAGTGGGGCACGTGCGAGGCCATGCCGCCACAGTTTGTCGGTCGACCAGCGGGGCCGGAGTTTGGTCACCCAACGGGAGATTGCCGCCACCCAGATGCGTGGCGGTTCCCGGTGCGAGAGTCTATCGGACAAGCGTGTGGACAATACAGAACTAGACGCGGCCCACTTAACGAATGATAGCCCCAACCCACAACATCCCGACAGACCTAGTAGGCTACAGCCCGCTGGCAGCCGCGGGCAAGTTAGTGCGCGAAGGGAAGGGCAAGCACCTATTCGAGTCGGGACTGTGGTACAGCGAGGGCGCAGCGAACCACGCTGTAGAGTTCATCGAGAGCTTCTGTACTCACGTCAAGGGCCGCTGGGCAGGCCAACCGTTCCTGTTGGAGCCGTGGCAAGATGCGATTGTTCGCACCCTGTTCGGCTGGAAGCGAGAGAACGGGACGCGGCGTTACCGCATGGCCTACATCGAGATTCCGCGTAAGAACGGCAAGTCGTTATTGGCAGCCGCCATCGCGTTATATCTGTTGATCGCAGACGGTGAACAAGGCGGCGAGGTCTACTGCGCGGCGAGCACACGCGAGCAGGCCAGCATCGTTCACCGGATGGGCGCAAGCATGGTTCGGCGAAACAAATGGTTGTCGCAGCGTTGCACCATAATCGACTCGACGCGACGGATCATTCATGCCGAAAGCGATAGCGTGCAGACGGCCGTACCGGCCGAGGCCGGATCGCTCTACGGTACGTCACCGAGCGCGATCGTGTTCGATGAACTGTTCGTGCAGAAACATCGGGAGCTATGGGACTCATTGCAGACTGGGCAAGGTGCTCGGGAACAGCCGGTAACCGTGGTTATCACCACGGCTGGTTACGACCGCAACTCCATTTGCTGGGAGCAACACGACTACGCGGTGAAGGTGCGAGACGGGATCACAAAGGACCCGTCGTTTCTGCCTGTGCTATACTTCGCCGACGTCGACGCAGACTGGACGGATCCGAAGGTGTGGGCGAAGGCGAATCCGAATATGGGCTTGAGCCCGTCGCTTGAATACTTGACCGAACATTGCAAGAAAGCTATCGAGACGCCGGGTAAAGAAAACAGCTTTCGGCAGCTTAGTTTGAATCAATGGACCCAACAAGAAACCCGCTGGCTATCGATGGAGAAATGGGACGCGTGTTACGGACTGGCCGAGCCGACGCCGGCGGCAGAGATCGAACAGCGGCTAGAGGGTCGCGAATGTTACGCCGGCCTGGACCTTGCCAGCACGATCGACGTTGCCGCCCTTGTCCTGGCCTTCCCGGAAGAGGATGGGGCAATCAGCCTATTGCCTTACTTCTACATCCCGGCAGACAAGGCTCGGGAGCGAGAGCGGCGTGACCGTGTTGACTACACCGTTTGGGCGCGCCAGGGTTTTTTGACGATGACCGATGGAGCTACGATCGATTACGACGTAATCCGTCGCGACATAAACGAGTTGCATAAACGGTTCAACATCCGAGAGATAGGGGCCGACAGGTGGAACGCGATACAACTAATCAACCAGCTCGGGCAAGACGGCTTCGAAACCGTGGTGGTTGGCCAAGGCTTCAGGGATATGACGGGTCCGAGCAAGGAATTTGAGCGGCTGGTCGTTGAGGGCAAGTTAAAGCATTATGGCAACCCGGTCTTGCGGTGGATGGCGTCGAACGTATCGGCCGACATGGATGCCGCGGGCAACGTGAGGCCGTCCAAGAAATCCAGCATCGAAAAGATTGACGGGATTGTTGCGACGATCATGGCCGTCGGTCGAACACTGGTCGCCGCCCCCGAATACGATTCGATTTACGAAGAACGAGGATTGACAATCCTATGATGAATATACTCGGTTATCTTCGGCTTGGCACACGTCGCTCGTTGACGGCGTTTGCAGACTTCTTGCATTCGTTTCAGACAGCCGGCGATAGTTCGTTGCCGGGCTTCTCGGGTCCTACGCGGTCCGGTGTTACGGTTGATAACGACTCGGCGTTGAACTACTCGGCGGTGTGGGCTGCGACGCGGCTGATCGCAGACACAACGGCGCGACTACCGCTATTGCTGTACCAACGCAACCCGGGTCCGGATAAGACAAAGCGGCTTGCTACCGAACACCCATTATTTAACGTGCTGGCAAAAGCCCCCAATCCGCACATGACGTCGATGACGTGGCGGTCGATGGCAACACCGCAACTCGTCAACGCCGGCAACACGTACAGCGAGATCATCCGAGACGAGCGGGGCCGGACCATGCGGCTATGGCCGGTTCACGCGAACCGGGTGACGCCATTTATCCGGAACAACGACGGGATACTGAGATTCCGCATCGATCATCCTAGCGGCAACGACGTGGAACTATTGAGTGAGGACATGTTCAATGTCGTTGGCTCGATGAGCGAGCAGGGGGTGATCGGCAAGGGTGTCATTGGACAGGCCCGCGAATCGATTGGCATGGGCTTGGCTACTGAACGATATGGCGCAACGCTGTTTGGCAATGACGGTCGGACGTCGGGGATACTAACCACGCCCAAGAAGCTGTCGGAGCCGGCGGCGAAGCGAATGCGCGAAGACTGGAAGACTCTGCATGGCGGTGGCCCGGACAAGGGCAATCGGGTTGCGATCCTCGAAGAGGGCACGACCTATAACGCGATCGCCATCCCGCCGGAAGATGCACAGTTTCTCGGCACGCGACAACACAACATCTCAGAGATTGCCCGATGGTATGGGTTGCCGCCGCACAAGCTGGCAGACTTGACGCGAGCGACGTTCTCGAATATCGAGCAATTGGCTTTGGAGTTTATTGATGCCTTGATGCCGTGGCTTGTGCGGTGGGAAACTGAGACGTGGCGGCAACTGCTGACCGTCCAAGAGCAGGCGGACGGATTCTTTGCCGAGCACTTGTTGCTGACGCTGTTGCAATCCGACTCCGCAGCCCGGTCGAAGTTCTACACTGAGCTGTGGCGGATCGGCGTGCTGTCGGCCAACGAGATTCGCGGGCTTGAAAACCTGAACGGGATTGGACCAGACGGCGACACGCGGTTCGTAGCAATGAACATGGTTCCGCTTGACAGGCTTGACGAGATAGACTTTAGTAAAGGCAGCGGCCAATCGCCGCAGCGAGAGCAGCAATCGCCGTCCAAACCGCCCAGGACCCTGACAGACAATTTCGGCGAGTGGTGCATGAAAGAAGCAAACGACGCGCAGCAGAAGCGAGACTTATGCGAGGGCTGGGTGGCCGACGTGTTGAAGCGGCTGTTGACGAACGAAGCCAATGCGGCGAAGCGGGCCAGCCGAAAGCCAACGGAGTGGCTCGCCTGGATGGAAACGTATTACGGCAGACACGAGCGACTGGCTGTCGATGCTTTACGGCCGGTACTCAGCAAGGTGCTACAGGCGAATGTAATACTTGGCGACGATGACTTCAACGTGGATCCGAATCCGATACGCCCCAGCGTTGCCGACCAACTGATTGCATCGGCGGTAAACGACTTGGTCACAAGCCACGTAGCCGAATCGCGCCGGCAACTGTCGGGACTCTACGACACAGTAAATAAAGATGAGTTTCCCGCGGCCGTTGCAGCGTGTGTCGATACGTGGCCGACCGAGCGAAGCGAAGCCGACGCCAAGGTGTGGGTGAATGAACGAAGCCACTTGGGCCACGAGGTGATGACAGGATAGATACAATCGCCGCCACCAAAGAAGCCAAGTCGATGACAACCAAAACCCAGAAGGGGATTAGCCATGTCCACCACAGCAACCGAGTCACAAACCAAACCCGTTCGCCAAATGCCAGTCAACCCCGAGTGGTTGAGGGCGCAGCCGTCGACCGCGGACCGGGTCAAGCCGATCGGTGTTGACCGGGATAATAAGATCATCAACGGCATGGTCCTCGCGCAGGAAGGGCCGCTCAAATCAGCAGGCCGCGGCGAGTTCGGCAAGAAGGACTTGCGCGAGATTGTCCGTCTCGCCAAGGCTGAACCGAAGGGACTGAAGTCTCGACTCGCACACCCGAACGCATCTGACGACGGCGTGGGCAAGCATCTTGGCCGGATCAAGAAGGTCCGGATGGATACGATGGATAAAGACGGCACCGAGATTTCTATCGTTCGGGGTGACCTGCACTTGGCGGAGAGTTCGTTCGACACGCCGAGCGGCGATATCGGCAGCTACGTGTTATCCAGGACCGAAGAGGATTCCGATGCGATCAGCAGCAGCCTGGTGCTCCAGGTTGATGAGGAGTTGCGGCGCGACCGAAAGTCTGGCGAGTTGTTGCTGGACGAGACGACGGGCGAACCGTTGCCCCCGCTGTGGCACCCGACCGCAGTGCACGCCAGCGACATCGTATGGGAGGGCGACGCTGTCGACGGGCTGCTGGGGTCCGAGTTGAGCGTCGAGGGGTTGCCGAACGGTGTTGCATGGCAGGCGGGCGAGATGTTGGATAAGCTGTTTGCCGACCAGCCGCGAGCGGTTATCGAGGCCCGCTGTGCCGAGTATTTGCGAAAGCGGTTGGACCGGCAGTTCGGGGAGAAGGCGGTCCCGGACAGACAAACGGGAACGCTCGGTCGCAAGCACGGCAAGTCGCTGTTGGCCCCGGCTATCGCTATAGCGATAGAGTCGCGACTCAAAGTCAAAGAGGCAGCCATCTTTAGCGACCTGATCTTGACGCTGCAGTCTGACGTCTGCGAAGTGCAAGCCGAGCGCGACAAACTGAAGCTGGACCTCGTGGAGGCCAGAGGAGTAACGGATGCTGCGATCGAACGCGACCGAAGCCAGCTTCACCAATGCCGAGAGGCTGTGCGCGACATGGAGCGAGGCGACACCGGGGAGACAGAGTTCGTTCCCGTTTTGCGAACCGTGCTTGAAGAGGTGGTGAACGAGTTGGGCAGCATCGTCGTCGGGCCAGCAGAGCTACGCGCCGAACGTGACGAGTTGAGAGAAAGCCTGGCGGTGGCATACAGAATGCTTGAACCGGCAGCCACCACAAAAGGTTGCGGCATGGAGATAGTTGACCAAGGTCAGATCGACGGTCCCATCCATCTACAGTCAGTATCAGCCCGCATAGATGGCGGATCATCGTTGCCTGGCGAAAGCGTCATTGCAAGCCAGGCCCGCATAGCCCGCGACGTCGCTCACAAGCGGCGACGAATGGAAATGGAAGAATGAATCACAAAGCGGTTGCAAGCGGCGATCCGTGCCCAAACGGCTGCGGCGGCCAGATATTCGTCCGCTCGTCTCGGCTGTCCGGCTGCCGGCAGTTCTACCACCGTTACTTGCGATGCCCGTGTTGCAAGTGGGCGGATATCCAAGTCGTGCCCACTGGCCGCGTCCATACCCGCGCACCTCGCGGTTCTCGTTTCGTGGTATGATACCACACCTTGCATTTGCATCCCTGGCAACAACTCGCTAGGATTCAATTGCAATCTACAAAATCAACTGCCGTGGCCGTCGTCCTGTTGCTGAGTCAACTGGAGGCGGACGCGGATCAGTAGATCTACTCAACGCTGAGTTCGGTGAGTAGCTACTCGACGAATCAATCATACGATTTGTCGGTGGCATCCCACCGTAGGAGCGTTTTCTAGCAAGGCGTGTCACCGACTCCAAATAAAGGAGCAAGACCATGCCACTCACTCTCGCAGAGCTAACCGCGCAACGTGTTCCGATATGGGACGAGATGCAAGAGATTGGCAAGCAGGACACAGCCGAGAGCCCGTTGACTACGGAACAAACGGCTGAGTATGGCAAGTTGTCCGAAGAGTTCGAGCGGCTGACCACTGAACTGGATGCGGCGAAGGCTGGCGACGCTCGCCGGACCCAACACCAGGCCTTGCAAAAGCAGATGGCCACGATCCCGGAACGGCAAACGCAAGCGGATAAGCTGATGCCCGATGCGCCGGGCCGACATGGCGGCAAGGACACGTACAGCCAATGGCTTGGGGAGGACAAGGGCGACAAGCCGTTTCGATGCCCGCCCAACTACAAGCCTTATCTGAACTGGGACAACTTCGGCAGTTGCCTCCAGCAGCAGATCCGGGATCCGCAGGGCTTTCATCAGCAACACATGCTCGCCGTCGAGGGTATGTCCGAGGGTATCGGCGGCGACGGCGGGTTCATGGTCCTGCCTGAGTTCTCGCAAAATATCTTTGACCGCGTTTGGGGCAACGACTTGATCAGCCGGACAAACCAGTTTCCAGTCCAAGGTAATACCCTTTCGTTTCCGCGCAACAACGAGTCGAGCCGCGCAGACGGATCACGCGCCGGCGGCATCCGCGGCTACTGGCTTGACGAGGGGGCCACGGCCACTAAGTCAGCCCCAACACTCGGCCGGCTGACCCTGACGCTGAAGAAGGCTGCGGTCCTGGTCTACCTGACCCAGGAGTTGATCGACGACGGCGGCTCGGCCCTGGAACAGTGGGTCAGTCAGAAGGCTGCCGAGGAATTTGAGTTCTTGCTCGGCGATGCGATCGTCAACGGCACGGGGGCTGGCCGGCCTCAGGGATTCTTACAATCAGACGCCTTGGTCACGGTGACAAAAGAAGCAGGCCAGGTGGCCGCGACGATCGTTTCCGAGAACCTCGACAACATGTGGGCTCGCCTGGCTGCTCGATCGCAGGCTAATTCGGTCTGGATGTATAACCAGAATGCGTGGCCGCAACTTGCTGCTCTGGCTCGCGACACTGGCACGGCCGGGCAGCTTGTCTTCAGCCCACCGACCGGTATTGCCGGCGCACCATTTGCCACGATCTACGGCCGGCCGCTGGTCGCCACCGAGTTCAACGCGGGTCTAGGCACGGTTGGCGACATCACTCTCACTGACTTGTCGCAGTACGTGACGATCACCAAGGGTGCGATCCGTCAAGATGTGTCGATGCATGTTCAGTTCTTGACCGACCAGATGGCCCTGCGGTTCATTTTCCGAATCGACGGCCAGACGTGGGAGAACAGCCCGGTGACGCCGTTCAAGGGCACGGGGTCCACCCAGTCCAGCTTTATCGCGGTGGAGACCCGGGCGTAAACGGCAAGCGAAACCAACAGCATTCATTTTGAATTGGAGTCTATATCATGCTGCCAAACCAAGAGTTCTTTGAAGAATTCCATGACATCGATCACGCCTGTTGACCTGGACACCGCTGCGACGAACACTGGCGATTACGTTGACATGCGGAACTATGACTCATGCTGGGTCATGCTGCTGACGTCGGTAGGCACCGGCGGCGATGACGCGGTATTTTATTTCTACGAGGCGACATCAGCCGCGGGGGCGGGTGCCACGGCGTTGACTACCGGCGCTCGTGTTCGACACAAAGTTGGTGCCACGGCGTTGAATGCCGTCGGCCAGTGGACGATCTTAACGCCGACGGCGGGAACATCGTATGACACTGTCGTCATAAACAGTGCGGAAAACGAAACCATCATCTGCGTCGAAATCAAGGCGTCAGATTTGTCCGCCGGGTTCACACACATTCGCGTGGACATCAAGGGCTCCGACATGGGAGCCGCACAACTCGGTGGGCTGTATTACATTCTGAACAAGGCCCGTTACTCCCAGAAGACCCCGGCATCTGCAATCGACTAATTCAAGGCAAACCCAATGGCGACGAAAAAGACCAGCCGTAACAGCGAGGCCGATATGTTGGCTCGCGAGATATTCATTCGGCAGGCGAGGGTGAAAGCGAGCTTTACGCCCGAGACGTTGGCGAACGAATGCTATGACCTGGCGGACGGCTTTTACGCTACACGTGACAAGCGGCGTAGCCCAACGGTAACGGCCGGGAGCATTGCCATAGAGCACGACGGCTTGAACGACTCCGATACAGCGGCATTAACGCAACCTGCGGCCGTTTAACGCAAAGGAAACTCAGATCATGTCCAGAGGATCACTCACGTCTTTCAAGCATCCGGGCGGCTCATTCATAATCAGCGACGTGGCTATGACGACCGGAAAGTATTGGTTTGTTCATTCAGGTGACGGCGACTCCAGCAACTCCGGCACGACGCAACTGGACCCCATGGCCACGGTGGACCAGGCAATCAACAAGGCCACGGCAAGCGAAGGGGACGTGATCATCGTCATGCCTGGGCACGCGGAGTCGTTTACGGCAACCAACGGCTTTGACGTCGACAAGATTGGCTTGACTATCCGCGGCCTGGGGCAAGGCTCCAACCGGCCAACGTTTACGTTTGCCGACACGGACGCGCAGATCAACATCGGCGCGGCCGGGGTGTTGATCGAAAACCTTCGGTTCAACGCCGGTATCAGTGCTGTCGTTGCTGGCGTCCAGGTTGAGGGCGCAGCCGACGTCACGTTCAAGAATTGCGATTGGTATTGGGGTGGCACGACAGGCTGGGACTTCGTTATCGCCTTGGAACTTGAAGCGAGTTCAGACCGCGTGACTGTTGAGAACTGCCGGTTCCTTGCCGAGCCCGCAGCGAATGCAGGAGCGGCGTCTGCAATCAGCTTCGCGTCGTCGGACAATCTAATCGTTAGGCATTGCGAGTTTATGGGCAACTATTCCACGTCGTGCATCTTGAACGCATCCGCGTCAGAAGGGCTCATGTTCACCGACAACCTAGTGCATAACACAAATGCGGGCGAACCCTATCTGGAAGTCCACGCCAGCACTACTGGGATCATCGCGGACATCCGCGGCCTCGCCGGTGGAGCGACGATCGCCGCAAACGCGGTCGCAATAGCCATGGTCCATTGCGAACCGTTCGTCTGTAACACGACTGGCACCGTAGCTATTGTTACGGGCGCCGGTGGCGATCCGTCTGTCGACGCCGATTAAACGGAGGGCCTCGCCGTGGGAAACTCCGTCACATCCGCACCATCGGACGAGCCGGTCGTTGCAGCCGACGTCGTTGCGCATTCCCAACTGCCGATCCCGACGACTGCGGAGTCTACGCAGATCACCCGCATGATCCAGTCGGCCCGGGAAACGGTCGAGGATCAGCTCTGGATATCGCTCATTACACAGACGCGTGTGCAGACACTTAGCGACTGGCCGACGGACAACCGGATCGAACTTAGCTTTCCGCCGCTTCAGAGTGTTACGAGCGTCACGTACCTCGACACGGACGGCGTACGGCAAACGCTAAGCACGTCGATCTACGACGTGACTACGAACGAGTTCAAGGGGCTGGTGACGCTGGCATTCGACCAGGTGTTCCCGTTCAACCGCGGCGACATCGGATCGATCGAGGTCACGTACGTTGCTGGTTATGGGGACGCAGCCACGGATGTCCCCTCGACTATCCAGCTAGCGCTGGTGCAGATCGTCGCGGATTGGTGGGAGCATCGGGAAGAGCACGGCACAGGGACTATCGTATTTACAATCCCCGGGATTGCAATGCGGGCACTTGACCAATACTCGCGTCGGGAGTTGGTGTGATGCGAGCCGGACAACTACGACACAGGATAAAGATACAGCAGAACGATGGCAAGGCCGATCGATTGGCAGCCGCCGGGGACGTACCGGACTGGACGACTATCGAACCAGTACAAGCCCGGGTCGAGTCGCTCACGGGCCAGGAGAAGATCGAGGGCGGTCAGAACCGTGGCGAGGCGACGCACCGGGTAACGTTGAGACATCGAACCGACGTGACGGAGAAACACCAATTGCTGTGGGAATCGCAGACGCTGGGCGACGTCGCGCTGGACATCGAAGCGATTATACCGGCCGATCGGCCGACGGAGATTGTGCTGCTGTGTAAGCGGGTGGCGTGATGCTGACGAAACACCGGACGCTTGAGAGAGGCATTCGAGAAGCGGAAGGCGACGCAGAGCGATACTACGAGAATCACGGGCGATATCCATGGCAAGGCCAATCAGAGCAAGCGGCGGCGGCACGACTCTCAATTTCGACTTGTCGGGAGACAAAGAGCTTGTCGCTGAATTTGAAAAGCTTGCCAAAACTAAAGCGAAGGCGGTGATGCGGAAGGCGATACGGCCGGCCGCCAAGATGATCTTGGTAAAGGTGCAAGAGTTTACGCCCGAGAGTGCAGATAGCACTGGAGCACTAAGTGACTTTTGGCGGAGGGCAGTCAAGGTGAGGGCGATCCGAAGGACACGAAAAGGCGTCGGCGTGTTCTTCGCCGTAGACGAAACGATGGAAGAGGCCGCGGGTGTCTTCTGGACCCACTTTTTAGAATTCGGAACCGTGAAGCAAGAACCACAGCCGTTCATCCGAATTGGATTTGATACCGCCAGGGCGGCAGCAGAACGAAAGATCGTAGAGGTCGCAAAGAGGGAACTGTTCCCAACCAAAGCACCATGAGCATTCGACTTGACTTTTTGAACTACGTGAAGGCGCGGCCGGCGATAATCGCCGTCGTGACCAACACGGACGGCGAGGTGGCGGTATACCACAATCGGCCGTCCCAAGAACAGAACACAAAGTCGCGGTCGCAGCCGGGCAAAGCATACGTAACGGTCAGCAAACTATCGACGCAACGGTTTCACGACCTGGACTTGAAGGCAGGGCTGGCCAGTGCGTCCTATCAGGTCGAATCGTGGAGCGACGATCCGAACACACTTGACCTGTTGGCCGAAGCGGTGAGAGACGAACTGGACGGCCGGCTCAACACGACTATGGGCAGCAGCACGGTGCAGTCCGTGGTGCTCGAAAGCGAACTGGACCGGCCGGAGTTTCCCGGCGAAGGCCGCGACATAAGTATCAACCGGATAATTCACGACTACAGGGTTTCTTTCCAGGAAGCCCTTCCCGCGCATTGATAAGGAGGATTTATCATGTCCAAGAAACTAGGCGATGGGGTTACCATCTCGTTTGATGCCATCACCGTTGCTCAGGTCATTGACATATCGGGGCCGTCGGCAACTGTCGAGAGCGTCGATACAACCACGCTTGACAACACCAAGGTGACAACCGGCTCCGGGGCTGGAACGGGGGTAATCGGCCGCACGTTCATCCCCGGCCCATTCGATGGCGGCGAAGTGTCGCTGACGATCATGTACGACTCGGATGACGCCTACGCGGCGCACTTGATTCTTACTGACAATATCGGCGAACTGTTGCCCGTTGCCATCGTTATAGGGTGGACAGCCACGGGCGCTGATAACTGGGATTTCAGCGGATTCATCACGAGCTTTTCCCCGTCTGCGTCGATCGGAACAATGCAGACGGCGGACGTGACAATAAAGGTAACTGCCGACATCAACCTGCCGTAACCGGTTATGGCGGCTGCCAACACAGGAGCGAGAACATGAGAGTGCGAACCACAGCGCCGCGAACCGGCCCGGGGGGTGTATACGTGCCAATCGGAACGATATTAACGCACCCCCTGGACGGCCGCGAGAAAATGCGTAGTGCGCGATCTGAACACATGCAGCTACAGCGAGAGAAGGGCCGGATGACGATGTGGATGAAGGCTGGCATCTGCGAGCCGGCGGACGAGGAGGCCGAGGAGGCTATTGCGGACTGGCAGCAGAAGCAAGCCGACCGGCAGCGACGGCAAGATATTGAGGACGCCGAGCGGCAGCAATGGGGGCAAGACAAGCTAGCCAAGGCAGTCGCCGCACGAACCGCACGATTCGCCGCGGCACTGGAGGCCGGCACGTTGCCTATACAGCCGACGCCACCCCCGATAGAAACCCCTGAACCCGAAACCCCTGAAGAGGACGTAGAGGACGATGAGCCAACATTTGACAACGACTGATATCCTGGGAGCCACGTTTGACCGATGCCCGCTGAAGGTCCCGATCCCTGAGCGAGACGGCCACGTGTTCGTGTGCCGAATCACAGCCAGCGAGCGCGAAGTGTGGGAAGGCGAGTACGTAGGCACCGACGACAAGGATCCGAATACTCGCGGTAGCTTCGCCTGGTTGACGCTATGCGACGAAGCCGGCGTGCAGCAGTTTGCCGAAGACAAGCGGCAGATCGCATCATTCGCCGCAATGGACTGCGCGTTCATCACGCGGGTGTTCAAAGCCGCGTATGACCACAACGGCATGGATATCGAGTTCGACAAGAAGACGGCAAAAAACTCCGAGAAGACCACACCGCCCGATTCTGGTTCCAGTTAGCGGGACACCTGGGCTCGACGGTCGGCGAGTTGAAACAACGGTTGTCGGCCAGGGAGTTTCGTGAGTGGATGATTTTTCACTCGATCGAACCGATCGGCGGTGAACGACAGGATTACAACGCGGCGATGATTGCCGCTCACTCCGGCATGAGCAAAGGCAAGGTTGACCCGCGGCCGTTCGGGATAAAGACAATGCCTAGCCAAGATGAAGTTGTAGCGAAGGGGCAGGCCGTGCAGGCGATGTTTCAGTCAATGGCAAAGAGACACAGGTAACGATGGCTGTAATCCGATCACTTGCTGTGCGGCTGGTTGCCGACACCAAGAAATTTGAACAGGGCATGAAGCGGTCTGGCAAGACCGTCTCTACGCTCAAGACCAAAGTAACAGCGGCGTCAAAGGCCCTCACGCTGTTCGCACAAGGTTTGGGACTGGCCGCCGGGGCTGGCCTGGCAGTGTTGGTTAAGCAACAACTGACGGCTGTCGACGCTCTCGCAAAGACTGCTGACAAACTCGGCGAGACAACTGAGGCCCTGGCCGGATTCCACCTTGCGGCGAAGCTGACAGGTGTCGAGACCAACACGGCCAATATGGCGTTGCAGCGGATGGTCCGTCGGCTGGCTGAAGCTGCACAAGGGACCGGCGAAGCGAAGGCGGCTCTTGCTGAGTTGGGGTTGGATGCCCAGCGGCTTTCTCAACTGGCCCCGACTGCGGCATTTGCAGAAATCGCTGAAGCGATGAAGGCCGTCAAGAATCAATCGGATCGAGTGCGGTTGTCGTTCAAGCTGTTCGACTCTGAGGGCGTTGCGTTAGTCAACACCCTGAAGCTCGGCAAAGAGGGGCTGGCTGCAATGCAGAAAGAGGCGGAGAGATTGGGCATTGCGATATCTCGAACGGATGCTCGGGCGATCGAAGACGCAAATGATGCGATAGATAAGTTCAAGCTATCACTGGCGGGCGTCGGGCAATCGATTACGACTGAACTGGCAGAGCCGTTGAAAGCATTGGCTGATATCTTTACCACCAAAGGCGGCAAGGCGTTGCTTACGCTATTGACGGGAGCAGCGGTAGGACAGGGACTGGGTGGCAAAAGAGGGGCCGCAATCGGCACCGGGCTCGCGGCGATACCAATAATTGCCAACTTGTCTAGGGTCATTGGCAAAGCGTTTGCCGACGAGTTTATAGCAGCACCGCCCAGAAAGCCCCGCCCTGTGGATCCCGATCGACGGGCAGACAAGATAGTTGAACTAGCGGTTACAAAGGAATTAAGAAAACAGGACGTCTTGATTAAGAGTTTCAACAAAGCGTTGCAGATTACTAATAAGTTGCGGGAGCAGCTACTCAGGGGAGAACGTCCCTTAGTGGACGGCAAACGTTTAACGCCAGCCGAGCGCCCGGCTGAAATTGAGAAGCTGGCTCTCTTGGTCGACGCGATCATTAAAGCGCGAAACGCGGCGCTCGATGCTCGTAATGCAGAACGGGAACGTATTGAGAATCTGGACATAGCTAAGGCGAGTCGTGCTGGTTTTATTGGGTTCGGTGAAGGTGCGTCTGGTGCCCTTGAAAGTTCTCTGGCGATCATAAAGAGAATCGGCCCGGAAGGTCGGAAGGCGCGTCATGCAATGTTCGATCTGGCTAACGAAATGCGACGGATCAACGAGATGACTGCAAAGCGATTGGCCCTTCTCGCAGAATCCAGAAAGAAGTCGGCAGCCCTGGATGCGTCTGCGAAGGCGCTGTTTCACGCTACTCGTACACCGATCGAAAACATCGCAGGAGAGTTCGCAGTTATAAGCAAACTACAGGCGGCCGGACGATTTGACTTCATGCCCGACGTTCGGGAGCGTGCCATCGAAGCCATCCGTGAAAAACTACGAGCACTACTGCCGGAAGACCCAACTGCCCAGGGCTTTCTCCGCAACCCAGCACTTGAAGCCGGCAGCAACGCGGCGTTCGACGCGATCCAGCGGGCTATGGGTTTTGGGGCCGAGGGCGAACAGAAGAAGCAGACCGCCGAGTTAAAGAAGCTGAACGCCACGCTAGAGGCTGCCAAGAAGTTGTTGGAGTCTCTGGAGCCCCCCGAGCTAGTAGACGTGGAGGCCGCATAAATGACAGTAACAGAAGTAGCACTATCGCCCGACAGCAGGGGCGGCAAGGAAGGCAAGAAAGGGGTAGTCACGTATACCCGGGTGTACCAGGTGCTTACCGACGACACAGCAGACGACTCGAACATTGTGTTGCTTTCCGCCGAGTCAGAAACGCTAGGCTTGCCCCAGCGTGGTGACGACCATGCTGACGAGACTGCTGTCGTTATATCTCGCGATGCCAAAGAACAGAAGTTGGCTGGCGGCGGTGTCAAGTGGTTTGTCACCGTGACCTATTCTTCGGAGGTATCGATCCAGCAAGAGGAGGATACGTACGGCAACCCGGACAACCGGTTGATGGACTTGGCTACGTTGGACATCGGGACTATCAAATACCAGGAGCCAATGGAGGAGGACTTGGCCGGCAGGGCCCTAACCACCGATATCGGCGAACCGTTCAACCCGCGGCTGACACGCGACGCAAATAGACAATCGTTCAAGATTACGCGGAACCAGGCGTTTGTAGATGGGGCCCTGGGCATACCGGCACTATTTCCCGAATACGACCCACAGGTCATGCGGCAGTTCGAGAATAGCGTCAACACCGATTCGTTCTTGTGGTTCGAGATTCCAGGGCAGGCGAAGATCGCGTCCATAACGTCGCGCCCGGCGTCGTTCATCTACAAACACCCCAACGGTACAGATGGCAATCCGAGGCACGGCGACCGCATCAATTATCGCGTTGTCACGTATGACGTTGAGATCATTGAGGGCAAGGTCATAAGAGACGAAGCCGGAATACCGGTCCAGGGTGCGGACGGGAAGGATGCAATAGTATTCTGGCAATTGCGGATATTGCACGCGGGAACCCACGAGAGGCCGCTGGACGGGAAGGTACGGAGGATCATGCAAGAAAATGCGCCCGCGACAGACCCGTGGCCATTGGTGAGGACTCCGGCCGGCGCGGTCGTTGCATTCGACAAGAACGATGTTACACACGAACTGGAGTATCTACACTTCACGCGATACAAGAGCATGAGATGGGGCGACGGCGCGGAACCGCTCGTGTTCGACTCTAGCACTATGAGGTAAAAAAATGGCAGCTACACATAACCTTACTCCGACTATTTCGATTACCGACTTTCCGTCCGCCGCCAACTCGACGGCCCAGGCGGATCGTGGGACGCCCGACATTGTGATCCAGCAGCATGTGGCCTTCTACCGTCAGAACGGAGTTGTGGCTGCCGATGCCGGCGAAGTAATATGGATTGCCAAGAAGGCCGGTACGATCGAAGCCGCGCAAGCTGTCTTGGCTGTCGCTCCGACGGGGACTCACGATGTAAGTATTGAAATTCTGAAAGGCAATGCCGGCGGTGCCTATACAAGCATATTGTCGAGTCCGATCCTGTTTGACACCGGGGTGGATAGAACGCCATTGGCTGCCACGCTGGCTGTTACCTCTTACTTGGAAGCTGATTCGTTCCAGGTCGTGGTAACGATCCCCACGTCGAACGCGGACGGCACCGACTTACTCGTGATGCTCTGGCTCCGCGAACAACCATCCTAGGCAAACCCACGATGAGCAGAGTCTACAGCGACGCCGCCCGCAAGCGTATCGACGCTTCGGTGCGCCAGCATGAGAACGATCGGTTTCACGAGTTTGCGCAGCCGGGGATTCATCGTACGCCTATTCCGATTCGATCGGCGATTACGGCGTATAACACGCCGCAGCAGAATGTCGGGACTGGGGGGGCTGCTTCAATACGGCTCGCGATCGCAACGATAATTGGCAGCGATCTAGCACTGCCCACAGTTTCACCGTTTGCCAAAATTATCAATGTTACACATGGAGATGGCGATCCGACAACTGACGGGCGGACGATGCTCGTTGAAGTATCATGGTCGGTAACGCTCGAACGAAACACGACACCGGTCCCAGATGGAACTACAACCATGCGAGTGCGACTGCGGGAAGTCGACGATACATTTGCGGTCGTGCAAGATCCAGTGCCGGGGTGTGAAGGACGAATATCGACGACTACGGTTGCCGGCAATAATCGCGGCAATACATGCGGGGGCGGCCCTTATCTTTTGTTGCTCGATCCAGGTCATTCCCTTGACTTGCGCGTCGCGAATTTTACAGGCAACGACGCATATCTTATTACGGATCAAATGAGCCACTTCACGGTGATGGAACGCGACAGCTACCCGCCGCCGTCTACGCTGGTATAGCTATCTGCTTGCGTCGAACACCATGTCGCCTTCGTAATTCCGTTGCTGGTTGCGACGCTTCCGTTTGATCGGCCCCAGGTGTATCGGCTGCGGCGGCGGTCCATACCGTTGCCGCGGCTCCGTGTCGGCCTTGTGCTGCGCACCGATCGGCATGGACGCCATCTCGGCGCATCATCGATCCTTTCGTTGCCCGATTCTAACAACCACCGAGAATCCCGGCAACCCGGCTTCCGCCGTGATAAATCCGCAGAATACTTTCCGGCCCTTCTGGCCCGAGGCGCCGTAAGTCTATACGCCATAGCACCTTAGGCCCGTAAAATAGTTTCGCTGTGACGGTATAGTTCTCTTGCGAAGTAATCAGGATTGTGTATAATGTGGGCATCGGAAGCAACCAACCGCGGCCCTGAGCGGGAGACGAAACGATGACGACTGAAACGAAACGCCGAGAAGACCGTAAGATTACAATAGGCGAGGCACTGATAGTGGCTGCCGTCTTGGACGAGAAGATCAGGGGCCTAAACCGCGTGAAGGACCATCTTAGGGATGAGCTCAACGGCAAATGCTCAATCACCAACGACGATTGCCGATACATTGAACTAATCTTGGGCGACAATGTACCGGCGTGCTTGGCTGTCCGCGACTGCCGGCCTGTTTAACGACCACCAAGCCCAGAGCCCCGCGGGCTTCGCCTTGATGGCCGATGCAACCACGCGGAGACCAAACCATGAAACTACTAGGCCGACGCTGGACGATCCTGCAAAACAGCAAGCCGCTCAAGACGGTACATTGCATCGAAGCCGAAGCTGAGTGGATGGTACGGTTATCAGCCGCCAAAGACCCGGGGACGTGGTACGAGGCCGTACCCGTGATGGGCGGCGACAGAATCCAGCGGTACGAACCGCATCAGAACTAAGGGTGTATGATGAAAGTTACGCTGTTTGACAATGACTGGTATTCTTCGATTATCAGCCAAACGCTGCAAAACCTACCAAGGGATACGTCAGCCGATGCGGTGGCACTGGCGACGGCACTACTAGTGGGGTGTGCGACTATCGCTCAAGCGATTGACGGCCCGACGCCGCAGACAACGGCTGCCGGAGGGTTGAACGAAATAGCAAACACGCTCGGGCGGATCGCTGACATACATGAGCGACCGGCAGATCCGAACTAAGGAAAGACCCTATGCCCAAACTAACAGACACCGACCTGGAACTGATTTGCGAAGCGATCAAGACGTATGCGACGCTACGCGATGCGGCGTGGGCAGCGACGGTAGGCGAGTCCAACTTGTGTGATATCCGCCAAGGCAAGCGCGACCCGAGCGATGCCGTGCTGGAGCGTATGGCGGCGGCGTGGGACATGACGTGCAAGATCAAGCCGCCGACCGTTACGCTTGGACCGAGCAAGCGGAAGCCGTGGAAAGCATGAGTGTGTTTTGTGGGGTGGAGCAGTGGCTAGCTCGCGACGGCTCCCCAGGACGGACGGATCGCCTCCAGCACGTGGCCAAACAACAGAAAGGGTAATACGATGGCAACATTAGATCGATTGCTCCGCGAGTTTGAGGCAGGCACGTTGTCCGCCTTTTGGATGGGAGAGCTGGCAATGCGTCTCCTGGCTGCCGTGGCAAACATGAGCCACCGAAAGTGCCGAGACTGCGGAAACGTTGCGTACCACCTGGACGCAATAACCCCATACGTCCTGTGCGAAACGTGCGGGAGCCAGGACACGCGGTTAATTCGCACCGCCGCGCCGGATGACGTACCGGCGGTTACAGCGGCGGCAACTCCCCCGGGTGACGGTGCAGCCACAACGGCGACGCCCCGGGGGAGCGGGGAGCACGTTGAAGGGATTGATAATGGCGAAGACGCTGGATCAAGTCGTCGATGAGATGGTGGTAGATCGGATCGAAAAGATCGAACGATTCCGGTCACGAGTTCGGATGATTGTCGAGGGCTGGCCAGACGAAACCGAAGGCGACGAAGACAGCTAGGACCGCCCAGCATGACGCGACGATATGGAAACTAAACCACACTTACGAATATTGAGTCTAGGCGCAGGCGTTCAGTCAACGGCGGTGTTGTTGATGTCGTGCCAAGGAGTGCTGCCCCCGCTTGACGCCGCTGTGTTCGCCGATACGGGGTGGGAGCCGAAGGCGGTGTACCGTCA